CTATTATGGATAGTTACACCGATTTCAAGATCAAGCTTTGGTGCTTTGATACGCAGGTTTATAACTACGCCGAGTTTGATAACACAAACATCGACGACATCCTTGCCTACGAACCACGCGGCGGCGGCGGCACTATGTTTGAGTGCAACTGGGCTTACATGAAGGAAAACGACATACAGCCTAACCGCTTTGTTATGTTCACAGATGGCTATCCCTGTGGTAGTTGGGGAGACGAAAACTACTGTGAAACGGTGTTTATCATCCACGGTCCGGAAACTATCAAACCACCGTTCGGTAATTGGGCTTACTACGAATTGGCTAAAAAATGATCTAAAAACTTATTTTATCTCTGATAAATATATACGTATATTTAGGAGATATTATGAGTAGGCCAAAGCCCGTTGTTCTCATTGAAAAGGTTGATAAAGCAACCTACAAGGCAGAACAGATTTTGAGCAGCGAAGGTATTTGGAGCGTTTACTATAAAAACCTTCCAATTAACCTTAAGAGCCAGAATTTGCTAACCTCTTATCCTGGGCCCAAATATAAGAAGGTTAGCTTTAGCAATAAAGGGCATGCTGTTAATCTAGCAAAAAAATTAAATAAAAAGTTTGATTGCTCTGACTTTAGTGTCGTATTCCTTACCATTGGGGAAACCATATTTCCATAACCAAACATCAGTACACTGAGATGTTTGTTGATAATGGTAATCTACAATTACCAACCAACGAACACTACAGTTTCTTTTGGCAGAATATCAGAGAAAATGGTGGTCTTAGACTAAATGACAATGGTTACCATTTTTTAGTCAATGCCCTAGATCTTGAAACTTATATAGTTGATCTACGGGAATACCATATCACATATAAATTCTTATTAGAGCTGGATAAGTTTATGAACTGTCCGTATTATATAATACGAGGACGCTGGCCAAAGATCATATTGTTCAGTGAACAAACTTATTTTTGGTTAACCTTACACAACTATGATTTTAAAACTTTTCTAGAATCCTACAAGAATTAATTTAAAACTTGTTTGAAACTATTTCAATTTGCTGAGGCGTGGCTAGTTCACGCTCTAATTCTATAACGCGATCTTGCAGGCTCATAACATAGTTCACCAGATTAAGATATTCTTTGACCATGTGTTGGGCATCTGATCTGTTTACTGAAATACTAGGAGTGGATCCAATGGTAGCCTTTTTTACAAAATTATCGAGATTACCTAGATGAGGTAGCTTCATGATACTTTTCTCAGTCTTTCTTTCATTTCTAACTTGGTTTTGAATGGCCCTAGGTATTCGTTCTTAGCAATAGTAATTAGTTTTGGACAAAACGCCGGTCGCCAACCCAGATCAAAATTGATAATATAATAGCCAGCACAAAAGAAACTTGTGCTTTTTTCTTGTTTGGTGTAAATAGGAAGCTTACGCTTGAGATCATAGATATCATTATAAGGTTTGTTTTTGCAAGGATAACCATGCACTTCAAATTGTTCTGATTCAGATTCTACCTTTGCAATTGATTTATTAAATTCAATTCCTAATTTTTCTTTTACTGTTGACAAACTTGAATACCTGTAATTTTTTTTATCCATGGTTAAAATAAATTCATTACCGTGGCGTAATGTTCCTACTTTTTCTCCATTCCGTTCAATGATCCAGAACTTATCGTCGACAATTGATCTAGCTTGTAACTTCATATGAGTATCCTTGCTGCAACCAATCAGCATATTTAACAGCATCTTCTGCTAGTCGGTTTAATTCATATTTGCCGCAAAACTTTAAAAACTTTGCTCCAACCATACCGCTGTGCTTTTTTACAGATTGAGATTGAATGCACTGGTCAACGTATTCTTTAATTTCATTGGGTTGAGCAGTTAGATCAACCAATGTACGGTTGCGCTCGTAATCATCCAACACTCTGTGTTCATTGCCATTATGATCTACCCAACGCTGTAGCATTAGATTATTCCACGCATATCCCTTGCTATTACGATCTTCAAATGCTTCAATTAAACCAACTTTATCTTTGGTGCCTTTTTTTCTAACACCAGGGTATGCGCTAAACACATTATCCGTGGGATCTCCGCGCATGCATTTTTCAAACAATAGCCACTGTGGGTTGGGTATTTCTTTTGGCTCTCCGGTTTTCTTATCTTTTACGGGTTTGCCATAATCATCAAAAATGCCATCCACTGTGATCATATGATTTTGAATGCCATTATACTGCCGTACATCGCTGCTGATCAATTGAACAAAATCAGTGTCACTGCTTACAATAACATGTTTGTCCTGTGGATGTAAAGCAATCCATCTTGCAATAACATCATCGGCTTCTGCTATATCACAGCGTACCACGCTGCAATTGGTACTTTCTTTTAAGAAGGTGCATAAATTATCATAGGTTTCCCAGAACAATTTATCTTCTTCAATCTCGGTGTCACTGAGAGCAGCCCTTGCTTCGGATCTATTACGTTTATAAGCATCGTAATAGTCCTTACGCCAACTGCGTCCTTCGAGGGCAAAAATTACATGATCTGCTTCTGCGATACGCCAGGCCTTGTTTACTGCACTTAGGGTAACATGAATACTAAATCCAAGTCGAGTCCATGTATCCATGCCACGATGTGCTACATGGCGAGCTCTAAAGAAAGTGTTTGCAGTATCAACTAATAGATATGTGGTCATACCTTCCTCGGTTTATAGGGTTTAACTTTAGTCTTAATCGTCTTTATTATAGTAGAGTTTTCAACCGTAGTCAACCGTGATAAAAGGAAATTAGCCCAGGCAGCGTGGGCATCTGGCCCAAAATGATAACTGGTATTGTTGACCGTTTTGTAGCCGTGATTCCTTAACCAATTTGTAAAAGTAAATTCGCTGTTGTATGGCGCAATAAAAGATTCACCCCATTCTTTTTGCTCACAGTTTTTAAACTGGCTAAAAGAATTAAAAAAGATATGTCTAATATTCGCGGCGTTTAGTTCGCTGTGTAATTTAAATATTTCTTCGTGCCAAAATTGTTCTTTGCGAACCAGCGTTTCTGTGTTTTGATCTACAACCCATTGCTTGTATTCTTGCTCGAGCTCACTGGGAACAATATCTGTTCCTCCGGCAGTAACCTGATACCATTGATTTCCATGGTACCATTCTTCTCTTTCCCAGCTGGTCCAACCAATGATAATAATAATGTTTGCTGAGTTCCTATTTTTTAAAAAATCTGTGGTAGTTCTTAAAATTCTAGCATTGCTACTAGCACTTTCAGCATCCAACAAAAAACCTTGATTTAACGCTCGAGCAACCTTATATCCATAGGTCAACGGAATCGCTTCTGGATGTGCTGCTCTACCTCGCGATAGATATCTTGGATCATCGTTTGCGAAACAGTAATCTTTAACAAGTTCTGCTCCGGCGCTGTTACTATCACCGTTTATGTAAATCATTAGACGGCCTTTTTGCCTTTAACAAATTCTTCCTCGATATATCTCTGGAGTTCGTGATCTGTTACGTTCTCGGGTATTTCATTTTTATAAAAAAGTCTATAACTGTCAGAACCGTACTTACCAATACCGTATAGTTGTGTAGCGTCCTCACCATTCCAATAACCAAACTGTTCACTCATGCGATATAGTCTTTCTGCCCGAACGTGTTTCATACCAAGCGGAGCAATTACTTGTTCAATTTCCCTGCGTGTTGCGTGTAGTAGACTTGTGTGTGTAGGCCACTTGGAAAAGAACTTAGGTAGCACTGCTTTAACTTGTTTGCGATTTGTTAGATTTAGACAAATCACGCCAACCATATGTTGCCATACACTGCCAACTTGTTGTTGTACCATCAGATTATCTAGCATTTTATTCCTTAAGCCTTTCTAACCTATGCCATAAAAAATCTATACCAACAACAGCAAGTAACAACCCCGCAGGTTTTACATAAAAACCAAACATAAGAGGTAAACCAAAAAACAAAAACAGGTATCTAGCCATAAATCTTAGATAATTATCTATTCGATCGGGTTCAACAGGAGATAACATTATTTGTATTCTGCCTTGCCGTTGCCAAGATCATTTCTGGTAACCATTGCTTCTTCTTTTTCGTAGGTTTCTAAAACTACATTCCGACAAACGTCTTGGAACCAACGATCAACCATATCGTTTTCGTTGTCATCCTTGTAACCTGCTTTCCACAGTTGTTTTACAAAATGTTCATTCCAATCAAGTTCAAAGGCACCGTTGCCTGTATTTTCAGGATCAACTTCAAAGCCTACTATAGATACCCACGGCTCGCCTTTTTCGGTAGCAATTTCTTTTGCTGTCTTTTTAGGTGTTTTGAGTTTAGGTTCTTCAATTTTTTTTGCAGATCCTAGCCCAATCGCCTTACGTGCCGACTCTAGAAGTCCCATTCTACTATTTCTCCTGTGTGTATTTCAAATTCGTGTACATTTTCTGGTGTTCTTTTTCCTGCTAGCACTGCTGCTGCTCTTATTGTATTTCCATGGCAGACAATTATATGTGGTAATTGGTTTAACGAATCCTTTTTAACAACTTTTAAAAATTCATAGACCCTGGCCGCGGTGTCCTTTAAACTTTCTCCGTGTTTTGGTGGTGTATTCCACCCTCTGCGAATTTTAAAGAATTCTTCATCACCTAGCTCGCTGCGAATCTGATCTTTATTTTTTCCGCTCCAGTCGCCATAGTCTCTTTCTCTGATATAAGGACTAATTTTTATTTCATTAGGCCACTGTGTTTTTTCGCTGATTATATTTGCTGTATAATAACTTCGTCTAAGATCGCTGCACCAAAGATCATGAATATCCGGATATCTATGCATTAGCAATTCTGCCACTTGATTCGCTTCCGCAACTCCTTGTTCAGTGAGCAATGGATCATGAAAACCTGTGCTCAAGTTTTGAGCATTGTATTCACTTTGTCCATGCCTAACCCAAACAGTTTTCATAATCCTGATTCTCTAAGTCTCTGTTCTAAATCTTTTAGTACTGGTTTTACTAGTTTTTCTTTTTTTAGTACGGGCATGCCAGTTTGTGTATCACGTTCCCCAGGCATTACCGAAAATGTCGACATGTAACCTGGGCGAATAACAATAACCTTTTTTAAGAGCAAGTTCCGCCACTGTTTTCCCATTAGTAAAATAACTCGATGTTGTGCCTCCAACAGCCATGACATAAACCGGCGCAGTAATACCGGCAGCTCTAAATTCCGCCACAGCTCGGTCAACTTCTCCCACATCAACATCATCACATACAACAAACTTGAAATACAGGTAGCTACCACGAATGTCACTGTAACTCCTAGCAATACTAGGCTGTATAGCATCATCCCAAGCATGTCCACTAACCGATAGCTTCGGGGAACATGACCATGTAACATGTAATTGTTGGTTATTGCTGAGGTAAGACTGGAAATTGTCCTGCAAAGGCTGTGTGGTGTTAGTTTCGAAAGTAACATTTTTAAGATCCTTCATTTTTGGATGTTCGAATAGTTCTGTATACATACGCTGCCAGCCCAACAAAGGTTCACCACCTGTGATAACCAAATGTATGTCTTGACCATTTTCCTGTGTCCATGATCCAGTGGGTGTTAGTGCTAGCAGTCTCTCTACCAGAGTGTCTAGGTCTACGTCATTCTGTAGATGTTTGAAAGCAGGATGCCAAGCAGCGTAACTGTCGCAGCCTGTTTCAATAAGTGGAAGTTTATCCACACTATCATATTTTTCTGGAAATACTTTGGTTGTTTCGTAAACAATGTCCGCTAACTTTTTATCAGTCTGACTTGTATCTGCATCCCTTGCCAGTCCAAACTTTGGGCAAGTAAAGTTGCAACCATACATACGCAGGAATACACTAGGAACTCCAACGAACCTTCCTTCGCCTTGTACACTATAAAATGCTTCTGTATATCTTATTTTCATTCGAACTCGCCATCTTCTCTATGCCCGACACGCATAGCCATATTTGAGTCGGTCTCTCTTACCTCAACTTTACAGCACCAGATGCGTTCTGCTTCCGTTTTGCCGTAGTTGGGCAAAAAAATTGTATTAATGTATTCATAGAGGAAGTCTGCTAAACCCTCGCATCCGGTCTTTTCAACTTCTGTGATCTTTGCTAGGCCCTTCTTGCCTAGTTCTAGTAGTGTGTCACGGTCTGGATCATCCTGTGCTACTAGCAGGGTGTGATCAAACCAATCTTCTAGGTTTTGTTTTAGTGGCTTCAACCCACCAAAGTCC